GCATGGCTCCAATAGCCTCGTCAAACTTTCCCCTGAATGCTATTTTCAAGGTGCCATCCTCAATACGGCCGTATGTGGTTATTTTTCTCATTCCTTTGGCAGCGTTACCGCGATGTAATCAGTGTATGATTTGTGCGCCGGTTCAATGATTTCGCCCGTTTCTGTATCTGCAATAGGGGCTTCAATAACCTTCATCACATCCTCCAATTTCTTTATCCGGGCCTTCAATTCGCCATGTAATGGGCAATGCGTATAAACGTACCCGGTGCGGGTGCGCTTTTCATATCTCACTTTACCGATAGTAAACGACTTTTCACCGGTCAAACTGGCTTCTTCCAGGATTTGATCTTTCAGGCCGTCCCGGATAAGTTCGCATATCTTCTCCATTGCGGTTAATTTGGCCAAAAGTGGCAGGGCTTCCCTTATTTCAACCTCCGATAATACTTTGTCAACGAAAAGGTTTATCCCGGCCTGTGTATCCGGCATGATATTGATATAACTGATAGCTTTTTCCATGATCTTATGAGTTTAAATTGTCTGCAATTTGGTTCAAAATTTCTTCCTGCTTCTCATCAAATCGGAAAAACTGTGATGTCTTTTTCAGCAATTCACCGGCTTCGGCTTGTGTTGATTTTCTCAATGTGTCGCACATCTTTGCAAAGCGGTCATCAGGCATAACCGGTTTCTCTTTTGGTTTCATCTCTACCTTCTTGGCCGGCTGACTGGCAGCCTGTCCATCGTCATCTTCGTCAATATTCAAGCAAAGGATTGCACCTAAAGCGTAACGCCGTTGGTAGGTAATGGCGCTCCCTACTCCCTGAGGGTCGTTTCTTACCGGCTTCATGGTGTATATTTCGCTGATAAACTCCCCACTCTTATGAAGCAGGATAGTTTCCAACTGGCTTTCAGCGACCGGCAACTGGATAACCGATATTCCGCACTCGGTCAAAGGTGCCTGAATGGCCTCGATAATGTTTGAAAGGGAGGCGTATTTGTTGCCAAAGTGCGGGTTTTTCCCGTCTTTTTTGACGGTTGTAAGTTTGCTCTGAAACTCGACCAACGCGGCCGCAATCTCTTTTATCGTTTCACTCGTTTTCATTTTGGTTATTTTTTAGTTCATATTCGATTTCTTTAAAGCATTCCTTACATAGCATCAGGCCATCAGCCCAATCACTTTCAGGTATACGGCGCGGGTAAACATCCGGGAGCCACTCCCCGCACTGCTCGCAGCAGCGTTCGTTCGGTTCATCCACCGGGCCGGTTGATGTCCATTTACTCATTTTCAGCCTCCTTGTCAAGTGTTAATTTGGTCAGGTCTGCCAGCCGCTCCATCTCGGCGGCGGCCATTTCACGGATGATCTCCATCGCTGCGGCGACCCGGATCATCCTGCAATATCTTAGCACGTCGCTGCTATATAACGCTCGAGCAGTTAGCACTTGCATTTTTATCAAAATTGCGTTTAGATTTCTTCGCTTTTTCATGGCTTTAGTTTTTAAATTAGCGGGCACCACCCCGGGAGGGGTCAGGGGCCTCAACCAACCACGATCTGCCCGGTGCCCGCAATGCGTTATTTGTTTGTCTTTCATCGTGGTTAGTTTTAAATTATGAAGTAAAGGTAATACTATTTTTCTTAAATTGTTCTTAGAATCTGTCTAAATTACGTTATTTTCTGTAATATAGAATCATTCTTAATTACCACTCAGTAACGACTTTCACCGGCCATCCCCAGGCAGTAAGGTATTTCTCCACGTAATCGCACAACGTATCACACTCATCCGGCGCGGCCTCCTCTACTGTTATGAGGTATCCATCGGCCTCCTTATCGACAGTAGCGTATAAGCCACCACCCCAGTTAACTGGTTCCGACTTATCTATTTTGTACCTTTTAAGCCGGGAATTATCTATCAACGTACCTTCAATTGTCGGGCGGTAAAGTGCATCCAGCAAACTATTCGCCGCTATGGTCAGAGTCAGAATGTCGTCTTCTGACTTTTTGAAACCTAATTCTACGAACTGATCAAACCTTTCTTTTTTCATATCAAATAATCATTTACTGTTTTTTGGAACTCATCGAACGACCGGCATACCCGGTACTGATAATTTTCGATGTTTGCTGCTATCATAAATTCTACCTGTGATTCTGTTTGTTTATTATTATTAACCTTCAATTCGATCCATAACCCATGCCATATCGTTGTATATCTTTCCAGCTTTTCTATTTTTGCCTTCATCACAAACAGGTCTGGCGTTCCAGCCAACACCCCAATCTTTTTATTTCGCGCGCCGTCTGGTGAATAACTTTTCCCGTTCGCCTTCATCACAACGCTTTTACGGTTGCCCTCATTTTTCGGATGCAGTATTACCACGTTCGGGTACTGGTAACGAAACCACTTTACGCAAGCGGCCTGTAAATCATCTTCAAGGTGTTTCATTTCGTATCTGCTTTTGATATTTTCATGTTTTTTTTTGTTTATCCCCGCGCCATTAAAACGGCGCGTAACAGTCGCTAAAATCAATCCTGCGGACTGATTTTAGCTTTGTGTTGTGTGCAATATTTTAAATTATTTTTTATCATCCTTACTGCCACTAAAGAAGATTGAAATAATGATTGCTATCACTCCTAATATTGGATGGTCGTAATGAATAAGCACGCATCCTAAAGTAAATATTGGAAAAAATATTATCCCTATTAAACAAAGTAGTGCCATAAAAATAATTTAAAATACTGTTCGCTTCGCCACACAACATTGTGTATATGCCATGCTTTGAATGTTATAGCTGTTAATCAATCTTTGTACTTGCACGGCATATACACAAGTACCGTTACCAACAAGCACTACTGACATCGTTTCAATCGAAGTTTAGTGCAAATTGATAAAAACAATTTTTTATACCACTTTACCAAATCGTCAGGGTGCGAATAAACTTCTTTTCTGTTTACTGCCAAAAAACTTGGTGTAAGCGGTTTATTAAAACTCATCAGCGAAAGCCACACCCTGCCGAATACCAGCACTTGTAAGCGTTCTTTAAATGATAACTTCCAACAACTAACTACTTCCCCTGTTGGGCTATCAATTCTAAGTGCAGGTAATGGTTGGTATTCGGGTTGGTCTTTTGCGAATACAATGTTTTGGTGTTTAAATTCTACTGGTTTCATAAAAATTGTTTTTAAATTATTGTTTAAAATAACGTTAGTGGTCATTCATCGCGCCATAATACCGGCTTACCGCTACCCGCTTCCAGGCGTCCGATAGGCTGATAACTTTCATTCGTCTTGGTCATACTCTTCCCTTTTCCTGTCCATCTTTATTTGCAGCAAATTGCGCTTAAATTCATGGTCCTTGTCAGCAAACATGCCTTCTGATGCCATATTATTATAATAATACTCTTTAGTAGCTGAATGCTTCGATAATTCAAGGTTGAACGCGGTATCTAAACGCTCATTTGCATACTTCCAAAATTCCGAAATAAGTTCCTGATAATCCTTATGGTAGAATTTATGTTTCTTCATCCTGTCTAAAAACAGTTTGAAGTCAGCCATAGTTAACCACCCCACCTGTCCGATCTCGTCAAGTATGTCGTTTTGCTGGGCCTGATTCAATTCAATACCCAATATTTCAGCAATGTAAAGCATATTAGAAGCTACAAAAGCATCAGCCAGTTCCCGGCTTTCCATTCTTAAACTGGTAACGGAAGCCAGTTCTGAATGTATTGCAAGTGCATCCTCCACCGTTTTAACCGCCTGCAGCAGCTGCCTCTCGCTCACGCTTACGCTGCTCAAGGATGTCCTGCATTTGGTTTTTTGCAACTGCACCGCTCTTTGTTCTGATCTCTGCAATGATTTTTCCATAGTTGTTATATATCATGTTAATGTCCAACTTTTCTAAATAAAATTTTGGTAAACTTTTAAAAACTGCCTGAAATCCATTAAATAAACTCTCATCAGTTACCGGCAAACTCTTTTCAATCATTGAATTTTTAATATACTTGAGTATTTCATTAACACTTTTGCCTTCCCTGGATTCGAAAGGAGGTTTTAATCCAACCTTTGATTCGTAATATTCAAAATAAAAATCGACCGCTTTTTTATATACATTTTTAATTACAATTTCATTTTCATTTTCATTTTCAGATAGGTTAACCTTTCGGTTTTGTTTAGGTTTACCTTTAGGTTTTGATTTACTCTTAGGCCTACCTCCAAGTTTACCGTTATTTACGCGGCTTTCAACAAAATTTCTCCTTTTTCCGATTTCAATTTCCAATCTTTCATTATACCAAAATCCATTTTCATCTATCCTAAACTTATTTTTTAGGTTAACCGAAATCGATCCTACTATAAACCTAATGGTTTCTTCTGTCATTCTTCCCTGCTGATGCATCAAACAAAGGATTGTAATATATTTACCCCTGTCCTCCATATTTAAAGTGGCAACGCCAAGGTAAAAGTCCTGACTATAAAATAAAAATGCCGGGTCTTTCATAATTCTATACCTTCAGATTCTGTAAAGAAAACTTGTGATCTATATGCTGAGGCGTGTTCTGGAGATATATGTATAGCTACCCTTAATGCTATCAAATAATCTTGTAAGTTACCAATATACTTTGTTTGTTTAACATATTTTGCTATCTCTTTATATAATAATTCAGTCTGGGTGTGTACACCAATATGACATTTATCACATAAAGTGATGTAAAATTCATCAGGATAATCCCACGCTTTTTTACCTTGAAGATAAAATAAATGATGTACGTGTAATTGGTCATCAATAGAACCACAATCCTGGCATCTAAATTGGTCCCGCTCCATTATATTCAATCTCTTTTTCTGCCATTTCGGGCTTTTCAATTGTTCAGCGTATGTCATATAAGAAGCCCCACCCGCATCGGTATTGACAGTACCAAGATCAGGCAAGGGCTCACACCTTACTGATCCGCTTTCCACGGGTAGGGACTTTTTAGAATGTTTGTGTTTAATTTCTGTGAGCATGATGAACGTGTCAAGTTATCGGCAACAAATATACGATATTTATCTCACTTTGTCAAGGGGTTTTTAACTCATTTCGATATAAACTTTCTAACATTGCCACTGCAACAGCAGCAACCTGGATAAGTTCCTTTTCATACCTGTGAATCTGGCCGGTGTCTTTATAGTACTTTTTAAAGTGAGACTCGTGCGCCTCTTTGGCCATCTCTCCGACCTCCTCCATAAGAATAGCGCACCACTCAATAGGAGATTGGTTTTGAACGCCCCATTTTGACTCCTGGTTAATCCGTTCCTGGATTATGTCTGCAATAATTTCAGATTGTGTTTTCATATGTTTGAGAATAAATCCGGTTTATTTGTTTCATTTTCAATGTTCCGCATATTGTCAACTAATATACGAAAGTAGGACGGCTTCAGCTCAATCAAAATAGCACGCCTTCCAAATTTGACAGCCTGATAACCTTCCGATCCAATGCCGCCAAATGGAGTTAATATAAGGTCGCCGGGATTAGTGTATAACTTTATGCACCTTTCAATCGTACCGAGCTGAAGCGGGCAAATGTGTTTTTCATCATCCTTATCCCGTGCGGTTGTATATTGCAGGGTATCACTTTCATGTATTCCCGTCCAAATCCCACCGGCCCAATCAATCCACATTTCATTATCAATCTCGCCATTTTCAACCGGCTTAACTGGATTGAGATTTTCACCAGGCTTTTTAAAAATAAGGATATGATCGAGCAGGGCCGGGCGGCTATCCATTGAGTCTTTTCTTAATTGAGTAAATAATAATCCCTTTGCCTTTGTCCTAATCGCCTGAGCCTGTGGATTCTTAGTAACGATAGCCCGCCCGTAAAACGTCCATCCAGCCTTACAATGAGCCTCTATAACAGCCCCTGGAAAGTCCCGAACTCCGATATATCCATCCTTCATCTGCATCGCTGGTATGTCAGATGTATGCACACAGCTCACATGGCCGGGCTTAGTTACACGGTAAACTTCTTTAATGATAAAAAGATAATGTTCAAAGAATTCAATCCAATCTTTAGAGTTACCTAAATCCCTCTCACTTGCTGAATAGGTATAAAGGTCTGCAAAAGGCGGCGAATAAACCGTTAAATCAATACTGTCATCTTTGATTTCCTTCAGCTTTTCGCAGGAGTCAGCCAAATAAGCTTCAAACTTTTCAGATTTAAATTCCTTTGTTTCGTAATTCAAATCTATCTTTTCTACATCTTTACCAAGTTCTTCCATTTCGTATGTTTTAACTTCGTGAATTAATCCGTTCATCATTCTTTCGGCCATTTCAGCCTTCTTATTTATATTCTCATATATTTGTGTTTCAATGTCAGAAATGATTATAAAAACGTTGACAGGGTATTTTTGCCCGAACCGATAACAACGCCGGATGCACTGGTAAAACGTTTCCCAGCTATCATTCAGGCCGTAAAATATTACGTTATGACAGTTCTGGAAGTTCATCCCGAACCCGCCGATTTTAGGCTTCGTAATTAATATTCTGGATTTACCGTCCTGGAAATCTTCAAATGACTTTGCTTTAAATTCAGGCAAATCAGATCCTTTTACTTCAACTGAATCAGGGATATTTGTTTTCGCTAACTTACTTTCATGGTCAAGCCCGCACCAGATTAACCACTGTTCACCATTATCAGTAAGCTTTTTAATCTGCTCTATTTTAGCGTCGCTTGTTTGCCTTCTGATGCTTGCCCGTTGCTCTAATCCTTTCAATCCAGTGAAGAATAATTCATCATCAGGAACGTAATCGGAATCAACTATAATGGGTTCTATTTTTAATGCAGGTAAAATAAATCCGTCGTCTTCATAATTCAAATCTGAAGGCTTACGGATAGCCATTGCCCAAGAACTTAACCAACGGAAATAATCCTTTTGAGCATGGTATCGCAACCTCCATTCAGTACCGTGTTTATTTGAATGTTTTACACGGATTACAATTTTAGAATCAGTAACGATTTCACTGGTTTTATTACTGTTTACAAAAAATGTACTGAGCATTTCAGCCGTTGAACATACACCCAGAAATTCAGAATGGTTGCCTAATTCAGTATAATCATTTGGGGATGGCGTGGCAGTGCAACATAATTTATATTTTACCGGCTTGAAATATTTGATTAACTTTCGTCTGGTTGCACCGTCAATAGATTTAAGAATTGAGCTTTCATCCAGAATAATAGCACCGATTTTAGCATCTGTAAAGTTTTCAATGTTTTCGTAATTGGTAATAAATATACCTTCTGTAATTTCATCCTGATTACGGATGTAAGTTACATTTACATTGATCTTTTTACCCTCTCTTATTGTCTGCCTGGAAACGGATAACGGTGCAAAGATTAAAGTATTAACATTCAAAATCCGCGCCCATTCGAGCTGCATTAATGTTTTACCCAATCCAGTATCCGCAAAGACAGCGCACCGTCCTTTTTTTATAGCCCATTTTACGATGTCTTTTTGAAACTCAAATAGCATTGGATTGATTTCGTCCCTGTCAATATCATATCCAAATGATTTAACAGATAACTTTTTACTCAAAAGGAATTCATTATAATTCATGGCGTTGTTTGTTTTGACAAAGGTAAAACGGTTTTGCTTAATTTGTTCTTAGATTGGTTACTGTAATGTCAGCCTTTGGCTGACCGTCCCGGCTTCGCTTTATATCTATCCCAAAACGTTCACCCTCTTTTATTGTCTGATGGGAAACCGCCAAAGGGGTAAGGATTAAAACTTTTTTACCCGTTTTTCTTACTACATTTTCAGCCCAAACAAGCTGCATAATTGTTTTGCCTAAACCTGTATCCGCAAACATTGCCCCCCGGCCTTTCCTTAAACTCCATTCAACTAAATGCTTCTGAAAGTCAAAAAGATAATCAGGCATGTAAATAGGATCAAAACCGTAATTACCATTTAACTGAGATTTCTGTAACAAAAATTCGTTGTAATCCATAGTCGGTTATTTTTATGGTTCCAATATTATCCCTTGCTTTTTCAAATAGATCGACAGCTTAGAGTAAGAGTTCCGGCTGATACCACGCCGGCCCTCTTTATAAGCCTGGAGAGTCCGCGGCGTTATACCCGCCGCCCGCTCCAACGCCGCCACGTTCACCCAGGGCAGCAGAAGTAATGAATGTGATTTGATTTTCATAATACCGAATATTCAATGCCGGATGTGGTCAGTTTCCTGACCCCGGCGTTATAACTGTCAATTATAGTCTTAGCCTTTTCAATGCTTATCTCTTTCATTTCTGCCAGGTGATAGGCTGCATGTGCGGTGATTTTCATGATGATCATGGCTGTTTATTTGTAGCGATTTTGTTCCGGCTGGGGAATCGACCCCCAATAACCCAGGGACCGGAATCTTTCATTCTTAGCCGTCGCCGTCGCCGGAGCCGTAGCCGGAGCCGGAGCCGTAGCCGTCGCCGTAGCCGTAGCCGGAGCCGGAGCCGTAGCCGGAGCCGGAGCCGGCGCCGGAGCCGCAGACGGAACAGCAGCCCGATCCGCAGACGACACCGGAGCAGAACCCGGAGC